ATCTTTTATTTCTTGTTTAGTAAGTTCCCTATCTCCATAACCACCAGTTCTTGCCATTGTTTCTGCTTGTGATAAACCATATTTAATAATATCATCACAAAGTTTTGGTGGTATTGCTGAAGTAAAATACCAATAATAATTAGATATATTCATAAGTTATTGTCTGTATAAAATTTAATGAATCTTTCTGGTTGTTTGAGATAATGTACATATTAGTTGATGGAAACATAATGAACATATTATCTGTCAATTCTATGTCCCAACTTCTTCCTTTTCTTCTATTGTCATCATAGAATATTCGCACTATACATTTATTAGTTTTAACACCATATAATAAAGTGTAATCAGGTGAGTTTCTTAAATCTACTGGATCAATATTTAATAAAGGTTGTGATATTTGATTAGGTCTATAAATATCTCCCCAAGTGTTTTTATTAACTAATTGAAAATTATATTTTACATTTACATGTTCTCTCATGTAAGTATTCAACATATCCCAAGTTCTTGAAAATGGAAACTCTGAATCTGTGAATGTAGATTGTAAAATGTCGCCTGATAATTTATCTCTATCTATTTCAAAACCTTTCGGCATTGAAACATCACCAATGTATAAAGCTTGCTCTGTTAAAACTTTCTTTTGCATACCACCACCAGATATATATTAAGCTTTGTTATTTGTCAAATCCCAAGATTGTCCTTCTTCATTCCATTCATAAGACCATAAATGGGTATTAGCTTGATTTTGTGAAGTTTGTTCTGCAGGTAATGCTGGTGCATCACCGATTGGAGATTTCCAAGATGCAGTTGCAATATGTTTTACCCATGAAGCATATGGTTTTTTAGGCCAGAAGATTTGATCATCTTCATCCCAAGTATAACCTATACCTGCATAGTTTCCTCTAAATGGAGTTCCACCGTTTTTATGTTGTCCGGCTGCTGTATTGTATGAAGTTTGAATCCACATTTGTGCAGGCCAATTATTATGTAGTTCTAAATATTGTTGACCTACTGCTTCGTCTTCAACTCCATCAGCATTAAGCATATCTTTATTATCAAGTGTTAGTACTTGAATAACTTTTCCGTTTGCTCCTAGTTTTGCAAAATGTGCCATAATGTTTTTCCTTATATATTAATTTTAAATTTTAATAAATACATAACTATTGGAATTTGTACCTAATAATTACTATACCTGAACCTCCTGATCCACCTGATGCTCCTCCTGGTCCACTTGATGATCCACCACCACCACCACCACCAGTATTAGTTACTCCATTTTCTCCATTATTATTAGGTCCAGGATACGGACCAAAACCTGAATTTCCTCCACTACCTTGTGAATGATTTGGATCATTTGGTCTATCATAATTAGCTCCACCACCACCTTCTGCATATAAAGTTGGTGTAGCTGATATTGAAGTCGTTGCACCTGTTCCATTTACACCACTATTAACTCCGGGAGGGTTTCCATTTCCTCCTATACCAGTAGCTCCTCCACCTGCTCCTGCTCCATATTGTGGACCACCACCACTACCGGTACCGCCAGGATTACCTTGTGAAGGACTAGTAGGTGGAACATTACCTGCTCCTCCAGTTCCTGAATTAGCATTTCCACCTCCACCAGATCCTCCAGAACCACCATTAGTACCAAAACCACTTGCAGCATTACCGCCACCAGCGGCTGTAATTGTTGAAAAAACTGAATTTGATCCTGTTGCACCACCAACAGGTACCGCTCCTCCAGCTCCACCTCCACCCACTGTAATTGGGTAAGCTGTTGCTGTAACTGAAATACTTGGCGATCCTGCTATAGGACTTGCTGTATAAGAATCTGCTGGATCTTTATATTCTCTAAATCCACCAGCTCCACCGCCACCGCCACCTTGAGAATTATTTGGAGTCATTCCATTAGCGCCACCACCACCACCTACTACCATATAAGATACATTATTTAAAGCAGGCTTACTACTTAAACTAGAAACTGTAAAAGTTCCTGGACTTGTAAATTTATGAATTTTGTAATCACCAGATGTTGTAATTGTTCCACCTGTTGCTGTTATATAAGTATCACCTTGAACACTTGAAGTAGAATCATTTATATCTTGCCAACCTCTAGTTGAATCTATATAAATTAAAGTCACAGATTGACCTTGTATATCTAAAGTTGAAGTTACATTAACACCACCAATTTTATCTGTTCCATTAGGTGCAATTGTTACATTATTAGTATTCCAAGTGTTTGCGTAATCTCTGAGTGCTACAATTGATCCAGCTGATCCAGCTGGTAATGTAACAGTAATAGCGGCTGAAGTTGTATTTACAAAATAACCATTACCACTTACAGCAGTAAACCCTGCAGTTTTAGCTGTAGTGTCCCAAGTGACAGCTCCAATATTTTGGAAAACTCCTTGATCTAACATTGTAGTTCCGCACGATACTACTCCCATTATGAATCTCCTTTTATCTTAGATAAATTAATTTTAAATTTTTCTCCAGATATATTATTTATCATAAATATATCATTTTTACCTTCTTGTAAAGTCCAATTTCCTTTAGTTCCGTCCACAATATTTCCTTCATTTTTAGACTGATTAGATAAATGTAAATCTCCAGTATATAAATTTTGCCATACTGCAGTTGAAGTTCCAAGATCATAGGTATCATCTGCACCAGGTATAATATTACCGGTTGCAGTTATTGCTCCTGAAGCTATGGTTCCTACAGTTATATTTCCTGCAGTTATATTTCCTAAATCTGCAGTAACATCTACAACGTTAGTACCATCAGAATATATTATTTTATAACCTTTATCTGTTGTAGACCACGTAGCACCAGTTCCAGAACTTGTTTTGAAAGTAACTGTAAAAGCACCACTAGTTGCATTTTCAACTACATAAGTTTTTTCAACTCCATCAGGAATAACTACATTTACATTTGATGTAATAGTTCCTGTTAATCGTATAACTTGATCTTTACCGTTTGATAAAGCACCATTTGAAAATGTTAAAGTAGCACCTGTTGTAGCATTTAAAGCAACTCCAGTATATCCACCAATCGCTTGTTCTAAAATTAATAAATTAGTATTTGTAAATTGACCCCAAGTTCCTGAATTTTCTCCAGTTGCCTGAACCGTTAATTTTAAACTTGCTGATGTCGTGTTAGCCATATTTTAGATTCCTTAAATTATACCATAATATTTCATTTATGCAGCAGTGTCAACTTCTGTCCAAGGTTGAATGGTTCCTGTATTTACTTCACTCCACATAATATTTTTAACAGTTCCTAGCGACATTGACATAGAAAGTCCAGTGATTTCAGCACTCGCATCATCTGCAGTAGCAGTACCTTCCTGAATAGTCAATTCTTGACCAGTTGTACTTACATCTACATCTACAATTAAAGCAGCTGTTCCAAGATTTGCTGTAAAGCCTATTCCAGTTACAGAAACATTTGCATCTCCAATAACTGATGGAGCATTTTCTTGCATGGTCAATTCTTGACCAGTAACTGAAACATCTGCATTTGCAGATGTAACAACACTACCTTGAGCTATAGATAATAATTCACCACTAATATTTGTATTAGCATCTGCTGTTATGGTTAAACTTCCTATTCCTGCTGTTAATAATTCACCTGTTACATTTATATCAGCACCTGCAGTAACTGTTCCAAGTCCTAAAGCTGCAGACATTCCAATACCAGTAACGGATGCATCAGGTGAAGGATCCACTGTCCCTTCTTCTGCAGTCATTGCTTCACCGGTAACTGAAGCAAATGTATTTGCGTCTAAAGTTAAAATTCCTTCTGTTGCAGTTAACAACTCTCCAGTGAGTGAAACATTACCTGTTCCAGTGATTGAAACAGAATCTAAATTAGATGTTAAATTAAAACCAGTTACATCTACATCTGAGTTTGCAGTTGTATTAACAGAACCTAAATTAGAATTTAAAATTTGACCTGTTACTTCTGCATCAGAATCAGCTTTTACAATTGCAGTTCCGTCTGCAGCAGTTAATGCTTGACCAGTTACATCTACATCTGAGTTTGCAGTTGTATTAACAGAATTTAAATTAGTATTTAAAGCTTCACCCGTAGGAAAAACAGTTATACCGGTAAAAATACTAATACCATCATTATTTAAATTGGTGGTTAAATCTTGACCTGTTAAGGAAACAGTTACATCTATAATAACACCTGGAGATGTTTCTGCTATGATAAGTTCTTGACCAGTTACTTGTACATTAATACTAGTCGAACCCGTAGCTGCAAAAGGGGATTCTGCAAATGCTGTAATTCCAAAGGCCATTTGCTATTAAACCTCTTCTAGTTTAAACTTATATCTTTTACCTGATTTGTTATTTAAAATATAAAGATCTTCAGCAC